TATATACATCTAGTATATTGTTATTGTTGGCTAATTTGTTTGTAGGTCTTTAATCAGTAGTCTTTTTTACTAGCGAAATATTTCTTCTAATTATTCTTTTTTTCATTACATTGTTTAAGCTAGTGGCTACACCAAATACAATTTCAACATCTTTGGTAGTGAATGTTTTTATTTGATTTTTAAAACTATCAAACTCTTTGTTGAGGAAAATATTAATAGGAATAGTCCTATTTGATTCCCACCACCACATTTCTCCCAGTTCTAGGAACTTTTCTTTCAGTGATTGAGTGGGTATCCTGTCGTAAATGTACATTGTTGTAACGAATTGGTCTTGATTTTGTATGATTCCTACATACTCATTCAAACCATGCCGTATACAGCTTAAGAACGGGAATTTTTCTTTTAAATCTGCGTAATCCATTTTTTCCATAAATATCTATATGTCTAGTACTTATACATTATATATCTTCGCTGAACAACACCAGCTAAATGTGTCATCTCAAGTAAATAGTAATATGACAATGTATGATAAAAACATTTTACTATATCACGGCTTAGATAACAAGTTAAATTTTGCCTTTTTAGATCAAGATCGTAACAAGTATAATCTAACAGGTGATACAGTTTATTTTAGAGTTCAAGATATAGAAACAAAAGAAACTATATTTGCTAAAACAATGACTGTTGATAGTGCTATAAACGGTACTGCATCAGTTAGTTTTACTGCAACTGAATTGTATGAAGTAGCTGATGGTTTTTATAACTTTACAGCATACGTTGAAGATTCATCAAAAACTCAATCAGTAGTCTATACAGATAGAGCTGGACAAATTACAGGCACACTTGAAATTATTGACGGTGCAATACCAAAAGCTAGACCAACACAAACTACAACGACATTTACGTTACGTAATACATATAATTACAGTGATACTCTTTCAGGCGCATCAGAACGTAATCTAACTGCTAGAAATCACACTATTTCTTTGTATTCAACTAACTTTACTGGAAATGTAAGAATAGAAGGAAATTTAGATAATACACCTAGTAGTACTGATTCAGATTGGTTTCCAATTCCTGTAGTTGGTATGGGTATTAATGATATAGCTATGACAACTCATACAGGACCAACTCCGTATTTTTTCCAATCATCTTGTAGACATATAAGAGTAAGATATAAAGCAGGTGCAGGTAATTCGGGTACTTTTGATAAAATGTTACTAAGGAATTAAAGTGTCTGATCATTTTCCACTGGCTCATAAAAATTTAAACGTAGCCGACAAACAAGTTTACATCATTAATGAATATAATAAAGATAAAGATAAACAAGAAATAGTTCGCACGATAATTTTACCATTTATTGATGAAGCTGATTTTGAAATAAAATCGTTAAATGCTTGTTATACAGAGTGGGCAAAAATTGTTTTATCTGGTTTAGATTTTCATGCTAAAACCTTTTGTTATGCAAAAGATTTTTCTAAATGTGGTAAAGGCCATGCTGTAGAAAAAAGACTATACCAACAACTAAGGCATTATATAAAATTTCAAAAGTTAAGAATGTATCCAACAACTACACTTAATAATGAAGAATTTTTTAAATTTTCTACAAACGTTGCCGCATCAGATGTAATTTGGGATGACACTTGTAATTCATATGAAGGTGACCTAACAACATTAACTTATACAATCAATGCTACTCGTAGGGTAAAAGATGTTCATAAAATTTGTTTAAATTTTGTAGATCATGATCCAGCACCATTAGAAGCTATGCTAAAATATTGGTCGTTTCAAATGACAAGCGAACCAACTGATGATTGTATAGTAGTTACAGATCAATATATAACACCAGACATAGCAAAGTTTTTGTCAGCTAAAAAACCAGTTGCTATAATTGGATTTAATGATTGTGATTACGATCACTTTAGCACAGGCAATGATGCTTATACTATAATGAAAGAAAACAATGTTCACTACATTCCTGCAAGTATTACTAAATTAGGATCTACTTTAATAGCTGAAGGACTAGCTAATCATAAAAGAAGTGTTGGTGATACATATGAGCTATTAAAAATGTATCCAAAAAAAGTAGAAAATTTATGGCATTTTGCTGACAACTACAGAGTTAATTTTAATGATATATGTTTGTCAATTGCAGATGCAATCCTAATTGGAACAAAAAATCCATACAAACTTAACCTTACAGGTTATAGTGGAATGATCCTTAAAGTTTAATTGACCTTTTAGTATTTTTGTCTTATAATACTAATAATGGATTTACAAACTGTAATAATTTCGCATATAGGCGCTCGAGCAAAAAAGACTCCTTCTGGTTGGATGTCTTTAAATTGCCCAATGTGTTCTGACAAAAGAAAACGTGGCGGCTTTAAATATTCAGAAATCATAAGTTATCATTGTTTTAATTGTGGTTACAAAGCATCTTATACACCTGGTAGACTGTTGAGCAAAAGAATACGTGAACTATTACTAGGTATTGGTGTACCAGATCAAAAGATTAAAGAATTACAGTTACAAGCAATGAAAGAAAAAGATGATGACTTTCAAGTACAAAAAGCTGACAAGTGGACATTAGATTTTAAAGAACAAAAATTACCAAACAATGCAGTTCCGTTTGAGCATATTATTAATCAAAAAAATCCACCAACTGAAGCATTGTTTGTTTTAAATATATTATGGATAGAAAGCTAGATCTGTTTAAAGGACTATATTGGTCACCAGATCCATATATGAAAATTAATGAAAGATTTATTTTACCATTTTACTTTAATAACAAAGTTGTAGGATATACAAGCAGACTAATTAAAGAATATGATAATGTACCAAAATATTATTCTTCGGTACAGCCAGGTTATATGTATAACATGGATAACTTATTTAAAGAAAGAAAATATACAGTAATAGTTGAAGGTGTATTAGATGCATTAACAATTAATGCTGTATCATCACTAGGAAATAAATTAACTCAACCACAAATTGATTTAATTAATGGTATTGGTAATACTGTAATTGTTTGTCCTGACAGAGATAAAGCAGGAACAAACCTTATTGATGTTGCATTAGAAAACAACTGGATGGTTAGTTTTCCTGATTGGGAAGATAACATTAAAGATACTGCTGATGCAGTAAAAGAATACGGACAAGTATATACATTAAAATCAATTATTCAATCAGCTGAACATAATACAGCAAAAATTGAAGTATTAAAACGACTAGGAAAGAAATAAATTATGGAAATTAAAGAACCAAAAGAAACATCAAAAAAACAAAGTAAACAATCACAGCAACCGCCTTTACAACCAGGGATGTTAATGTATGAATCTGGTATAATGTATTTTAGTGATGGATTTGATAGTAATACTACAAAACCAGTAATCAACTGTATCATTGAAAAAAATTTATTACCAAACTCACAAAGACCAAAAGAATTAACATTGGTGATTAACTCACCGGGTGGACAAGTACATTCAGCATTTGCACTAATTGACACAATGAAAGGATCAGCTATACCTGTAAAAACAGTAGGACTTGGTATGATTGCAAGTTGTGGTTTATTAACATTCATGAGCGGTCAAAAAGGTAAACGTGTAATAACACCTAACACGTCAATACTATCACATCAGTACAGTTGGGGTAGTGTAGGTAAAGAACATGAATTATTTGCTAGAGTACGTGAATTTGAATTAAGCACAGCAAGAATGATTGACCACTATAAAAAGTGTACAGGATTAAGTGAAAAGAAAGTTAGAGACATTTTATTACCACCTGAAGACAGATGGTTAAGTGCCAAAGAAGCAGTCAAATATGGTATTGCAGATAAAATTGTATCAACATATTAGGAGAATAAATTGAACGTAGAACTAATTGATAAAATGGGATCAGATCTTACGGTAGTGAATGCCGCTAGAGTTAGTTATGGTAAGAATAAAACAGAGTTTGACTTATCAGATGAGAAACTAATAAAGTTTCTTGCAATACATAATCATTGGTCACCGTTTGCTCATTGCAGTTTGCAATTTAGGATTAAGGCTCCTATATTTGTAGCAAGGCAATTAGTTAAGCATCAAGTAGGATTAAGTTGGAATGAAATTAGCCGAAGGTATGTAGACTTTCCACCTGAACTATATAAACCAGATGCATGGAGAGGCAGGCCAGTTGATAGTAAACAGGGTAGTGATGGAACAATTGATTTAGGAGAAACTGTTGATTATCATTTAGAGACAACTATGGAAAGTTGTTTGATACTTTATGATTCAATGATTGCAAAAGGTGTAGCACCTGAAATGGCAAGAATGGTATTACCGCAATCAATGATGACAGAATGGTATTGGAGTGGAACTTTGTATGCATTTGCTAGAGTATGTCAATTAAGATGTGCTAAAGACACCCAACTAGAAACACAACAAGTGGCTAATATGATTAATGACTATTGTAAAGAAAGTTTTCCAATTAGCTGGAAGTACTTGCAAAATGAAAAAAATGAAAGTATAATGTAACAATGCCATCAGTATATACAAATGATTTACAAAAACTATTCTTAGAATTTCTAGTTACAGATTCAGAACTGTATGCTAGGGTAAGAAATATTATTGACGGAAGATATTTCAATAAACAATACTTTGATGTAGTAGCAATGATTATTGAGTATTGTGAAAAATACAAAAAATTACCAACGTTGGAGCAAGTTAAAGCAAAGACTGATTTTGACTTATCATTAATACCAAATATTGATGATACACAAAAGCAATGGTTCTTAGATGAGTTTGAAGTATTTTGCAGACACAAGGCATTAGAAAAAGCAATTATTGATTCAACAGACTTATTAGAAAAAGGTGAGTATGGACCTGTTGAAGAAATGATTAAAGCGGCAGTACGTATTGGTTTGACAAAAGATCTAGGTACTGATTATTTTGATGATCCAAAGAAAAGACTACTAGCTCTTAAAGATAATAATGGTACAATGAGTACAGGCTGGGCAGGTTTAGATAGAAAACTATATGGTGGATTTAATAAAGGCGAGCTTAATATATTTGCAGGAACATCAGGTTCTGGTAAGAGTTTATTCTTACAGAATTTAGCATTAAATTGGGTACAAAAAGGATTTAATGTTTTATACTTTACATTTGAATTAAGTGAAGAATTATCATCAATGAGAATAGATGCAATGACAACAGGTATACCAACAAACGAAATATTTAAAAAGATTGATGATGTAGATTTAGCAGTTAGACTACAATCAAAAACTGCTGGAAAGTTTCAAGTCAAATACATGGGATCGGGCGGAACTACAAACGATTTAAGAACGTATGTAAAAGAATATACAATTAATAAAGGTGTAGCACCAGATGTTATATTAGTAGACTATTTAGATTTAATGATGCCTAACAATAAAAAAATATCACCGTCTGAAATGTTTATTAAAGACAAATACATATCAGAAGAACTAAGAAATTTTGCAGTAGAACAACATTGTGTACTAGTAACAGCATCGCAGTTAAACAGAGGTGCAGTAGAAGAAGTAGAATATGATATGAGTCATATTGCAGGTGGTATTAGTAAGATTAATACAGCAGATAATGTTATAGGTATCTTTACAAGTAGAGCGATGCGTGAACGTGGTAGATATCAGATACAGCTAATTAAAACAAGATCATCTGGTGGAGTTGGTGCAAAGGTTGATTTAGCATTTGATATTGACAAATTAAGAATTACAGACTTAAATGAAGATGATGATAACATACTACCAACGTCATCAGATGTATTGACAGCATCAATACGTAAAAGAACATCAACAGTTTCTGAAAAATCAGAAGGTAGTGTAGTAGCAGAAAAGACTGAAAATGCCAAAAGTTTACGAGATTTGTTGAAAAGTCAACGTCAAAACTTTAATGATTTGGAATAATCGTATAAATGTATGTAAATGGACACAAAATCTTTAATAAATATTTGAAGAGGATACTATGAAAAAACATACACGTTCAATATTACAAGAAATTAGCAGAGTTGTTCCACAGACAGATGTGAATAATGTTATGGAATCACGAGCTAATCATGTTATAGCATCAGCTATTAACCTTACTAGAATGATATATGAAACTTATGATGAAACAGTAGCAGATGATTTGATCAAAAGATTTGTTAACAGCATTAAAACACAAGACCCTAAAAAATTTGAACGAGGTATTAAAAAGTTAAACGAATCAGATGAAAGTAAATGATCTCAATAATCTCAACGAAAACACAAATCTTCATCTTACACACCTTGAAGATTTAGCCTTATTTCAAGGCAAAGCAGGAGCCTTAAAAGCTCTTGAGTTTTTAAGAAATCTTTCACAAGTAGCAAAGTCATCTAGTCCTAAAAAATTTAATCTTACTATTAAATGGGATGGGTCACCAGCATTATTTTGTGGAACAGATCCCAGCGATGGAAAGTTTTTTGTAGGTACCAAAGGTGTGTTTAACAAAGATCCTAAACTTAATAAGTCCAGAGAAGATATTGAAAACAATCATCCAGATACTATCAAGAATGGTGAAGAAGTAAGTAAAGCAGGTTTACGTAATAAATTGTTAATAGCATTTACACACTTGTCTAAGTTAGGCATTAAAAATGTATTACAAGGCGATTTAATGTTTGTACAAGGTGATTTAAAACCAGTGAATTACAAAGGACAACCTTATGTATCATTTAAACCAAACACCATAACGTATGCAGTTCCAAAACATAATGAATTAGCAGAAAAAATGCAAAGAGCAAAAATTGGAATAGTATTTCATACATCTTACAGTGGTAGTACGTTAGAATCAATGACAGCAAGTTTTGATGTAGATATAGCCGGATTAAGCAAAACAGATGATGTATGGTATGATGATGCTTATATCAAAGACTATACTGGTATTGTAAATTTAACATCAGGTGAGTACCAAGCTGTTACAAATGCTATTTCTGATGCAGAAAAATATATTAATTCAGCAGGAAATATATTTGATTGGTTAGAAGCAAAAGAAGTAGGAAAAGATTTTAAACAATTAGTTCATGCTAATCACAATAATATGATTAGAGCTGGTAGTATTACACAAGACCCAAAACAATTTTTTGTTAACTTTGCAACAGACTACGAACAACGAGTTGAAAAAGCTATTGCTAAATTAAAAACAGGAAGAGAAGGAACAGCAGGTCAACGTAGACTAACAGATTTAGAACAATGGAAATTATATTGGCAAAGTAATAAACCACAAATTGAGTCATGGTATAGTGCTTGGTTAAAACTCACAGCAATTAAAAATACGTTGTATCAGAAGTTAAAAAATATTAAACAAATAGATGCATTTGATCAAGAAGGTGAAGAGTACGTGGTTAGAGATCAAGAAGGTTTTGTAGCAGTTGATAGAATTGGTAGTGCTATTAAAGTTGTTGACAGATTAGACTTTAGTAGAAAGAATTTTGCAAAAGAAGAATATGAATTAAGTTTAGTTAATAATTTGACAGAGAGCAGAGCATTTAGATCAAGACAAGACATTGGACAGTTTTCAGCACCACAAGTAAGTGAATTAGTTTACAGCTATTGTGTAGCTTTATTAATGTTAAGTGAAGAATACAAATACAAAAATATAGCTCAGGTGTATGCTAGAAGAACTTTAAGCTATAATAATTTTGATTATTTTAGAACTAACGGAACTGATTTATATTTGTTATTACATAGTTTAATTGGTAGTGGTAGTATTATTCAATTTGATAAAGAAAAATCAAGTAAAGCATTTACTGATAGATTGCGATCAAATGATATCATAATTAAAGAGTTTTTATATTATATTGCTGGAGGAATGGTTAAACCAGATTTGTCTGTAAGAATTTTATTAAAACTTGAAAGACAACTTAAAGTAACTTCTAATGAACTTAAGAAATTAAGACGTTGGGCAGTTGACTTTCCTTATATGAAAACCAAAGATAAAAATAATGCAGTACACTCTACTATGCATTTTATTCAAGCATACGCACCAAGAAGCGAATTGTATCAAGTATTACGAGATATGGGAAAAGAACGAGCATTAAAAGACAAAGTTAGACCTCAACAAAAAATTAGAAAAAGTGTGTCTAAAGGTGCTGTAGTCAAATAATGTATACTCTAAATCCTACGAAAAATTCATATGTTAAAATAGCAGACACAATTGAAATATATTGTATTACTACTGATATTGAATTAGCATACAATAATGAAGAAACTGAAAGTGATCAGGAAAAAGATTTTGATCATATACGACAATTAATATCAATATACGAAAAAATATTGTTTTTTACTAAACCAGAAAAAACGTCCAATGGATATACTTTTAAATTTGGAGTAGAACAAAAGGACTTGTTTGCCATTAATACTGACCCTGTAGGTGTACTTAAAGAACGTCTAAACGAGGTAGTTTTGTTTGATAACACTATTATAACAAAAGGGTTAAATACAAATACTAGGATTACAAAGGAGCAGTAGAATGGAGCAAAAACCAGAGGCAAAATTAAAAATGGCAACACCAACAAACGATATTGAATCAGATAGCTTACAAGTACACGTGGCTTTATCACGTGAACGTCATGAAGAAATTGGTAATAGATTTGATCGTGTAGATGCACGAATGGAAAAAATGGAAGCACAATTAGAAAAAGGATTTGATAAAATACAAAAAATAATCCTTTGGACAGCAGGAACCATGTTTTTTACTATGTTAACAATGTATGTTTCATCAATGTTTGGACCAATGATTTTGCAAAGTTTAGGATAATATATGTTAATCAATGAAATATTCGAAGGAACACCTCAAATATTTGGCAAGTACAAAAACCAAGTTAAAAAGAGATTCCGTTGTGCGGCAGGCCCACGTAAAGGAAGAATAGTAGCTAATCCTCAAACGTGTACAGCACCTATTAACATTAAGAAACGTCAAACAATGAAAACAACAAGAGCAGGAAAATCAACTATTCAAGGTAAAAGAGCATCATTTACAAAAAAATATAATCCTATATCAAAGATTGTTAAAGGCTTAAACAAACAAGTTAAGTCAAGAAGAAGAACTGCACCTATAAAGTTAGGAAAAAGATAATGCTTATTAGTGATATTTTTCCAGTACAAGAAGCTAAAATTGTTTATGGCAAAAGTGGAAGAAATGTAGTACGAAAATATCGTTGTACTTTTGGTAGAAAAAAAGGCAGAATAGTATCTAACCCATCAGTATGTTCAGCACCATTGGATATTAAAAAACGTTTTCAAATGAAAAAATTAAGAAGTAGAATGGGTGCAAGATTAACACGAAAAATTAAATTCACAAAGAGATTCAATCCAGCGTCTAGACGAGTAGCCGCTATGAATAAATCATTAAGAAGAAGATAAAAAAGACTTGCTCTTTTTGTTGAAATGTAATATTATAAAGCTATACTAAAACTTTACGATGGCAAATGCAAATATGACACGAGAAGATGATAGAAAACAACTTGCAAAAAGAAGCAAGAATAGAAGTTATCAAGACTTTCCTACAATCACGGACTGTATTGAGCATTTTAGATTAATCAGAATATTACACAAACACACTATAATACCTTCTGATTACTTAGATCATATTGAAAATCAATTGCGGAGATTTAAAAAAACTAAAGGTAAAGCTCAAGATCAAGTAGCTGAAATTAGAACTATTATTAGAAATGTCCATGATAAAGAATTTCAAACAGCAAGGCACACACGTAAAACTAAAGAAGGTGTGCAAATAGGTAAGTTTTTCATTAAAATACAACACGGTCCTAAAAAAACATTTGATATACTTGATTACGTATCTCGAGATAATTATGTTACTGGTTTAAGATTATATGAAACAGCATACATGATAACACATAGACTATCAACTGGTATGAATATGGATCATGCACAAATACAAGATATACTCAATGAGCATACAGTATACACAGATCTAATTACGGAAATATACAATAAAAAACAAGAAATGAGACAATTATCAGACGATCAAACAGCCCAGAATAAGGCTAAAATAGCATTTGAAGAGGTTAAAACCCGTTGTACTGATCTAAGAAATATTATCAATGACAAATACAAAGATGAAATTAATCAACTAAAAGACTAAATAAAAGTGTTATGAAATTAAACGATCTACAATCCAAGTATGAAAGTCGTATTGAACGTGTTAGCCGTTGGTTAGACGAAACGTATGGCTTCAAAGTATACGATAATGTATCACTAGCAGAACTTTATAAAGCCAAAGTAGATTTAGATACTCAACGTGAAGCACTAAAAAGATCTTTGCCTTTTAATACGTATCATGAAAATCCACAATATGCAAAAAATTTATTGCTTTCAGAAGCAGTAGTTTTAATGATTGGTCATATTGACGATAAAGATATTCCATCTGCTAACAGCAACGATGCAGGACAAGACAGTCCAGTAGGTAGTACAGAAACTACTGAAGCGGCAAAACCTGATTTTTTAGATCTTGACAAAGATGGTAACAAAACTGAGCCAATGAAAAAAGCAGTTAGTGATAAAGAAAAAACTAACGAAGAATTAACAGCGGCACAAAAAAAATTACCAGCCGGATTACAAAAAGCGATTGCTAAAAAACAAGGTGACAAAGAAGAAGTTACTGAAGATACAGCAGAGCTAGAACAAGCACAAACAGTTTTAGCATCTCAACAAATGCCAGAAGAAGTACAAAGCATGATTGAAAAAGTTAGCAAAATGCAAAACGAAGACTTGGCGGCGATTGTTGATCAAATGGCAACAGAATTTGGAATGGACCAAGCAGTTGCATTTAGAGATTCAGTTTCAGCATCACTAGATAACTTATTACAAGTTGCTAAAGAAACAAAAGATGCTGTAAACAATGAAGTATTAAAACTTCAAGGCGAAGCACCAGCTTCATCAAATATGAGTGACGATACACCTGACTTAGAAGATGAATTAGGTGGTGACTTAGAAGATGAAATCAAATCTGATAGCGATGCTTCAACTGATGGTGATGATTCAGCTTCAGGACCAGCTGACGAGCCATTAGGTAGAGCCAGAAAAGAGTAAATCATGAAATTGTCGGAAGTATTAAATCAGCAAGAGATCGCTGAAAGTTACCTTACACAGATCAAATCAGAAGTAATGAATTTGCTAATAACTTTGGTAGCTAATGGACAATCAGAAATTGAAACAGATAAATTGGTTAAACAATTAAATGGTAAACAAGAAGGATTTAATGTTACAGCTAATTCTATAAGAGATTTACTAAAAAACCTAAAAATTGTTAAAAGTGTTAATGGACAAAAGGTTGTCCTAAATACAAGTAATAGTTTGACACAACACTCTAAAGATGCTACAATGGATAATGAAAAGAAAGTTAATAAACTTGCTAAAAAAACCATTGATAGAGATCTTTAATTTTGACATTACTAGTAGATAAATTTCAATATAAAAAATTAAAAAGAACAACAATAGATGGCAAACGTCATTATGTTGGAGAGGATGGTAATCCTGTTCCTAGTGTTACCACTATACTTTCGCACTCAAAAGACATGACAGGATTGAACGCCTGGAAAAAACGAGTAGGTAAAGCAGAAGCACAACGTATAGTTACAGAGTCAGCAAACCTAGGTACAGTTACACACAAACATTTAGAATCATATGTTGAAGGCATAGAACGTCCAACTGGAACCAATCAAGTTTATCAACAAGCAAAGCAATTAAGTGACATTATTATTGATAATGGTATGTCTAAAATTGATGAAGTTTGGGGGATCGAGCAGGGGTTGTGTTTTCCTAACTTATATGCCGGAACGGCTGATATGGTTTGTGTTTATGATGGTATACCTGTCATAGGTGACTTTAAAACAAGCCGTAAAGTTAAAAAGAAAGAGTGGATTGAAGATTATTTTGTTCAATGTGCCGCTTATGCCCTAGCACACAATGAAGCATATAACACAGATATACAAGCAGGGCTAATATTAATAGTATCACATTCAGGCGAATATCAACAATTTTTAGTCAAAAATGACGAATTTAAAAAATATACAGATATGTGGCTTAACAAAGTAGAAGCTTTTTACAAAGCTACTAAATAGTATTATATTTAGGAATAGAGATTATGGCAACAACTTATGTTAGATTAAAAAATCGTAGAGGTAATAGAACAGATCTACCAGAACCTTTAGCAGAAGGTGAGATAGGTTTAGCTCTAGACACACGAGAACTATACATTGGTACTGGAAATCAAGATGAACGTAATAGAATGGTTCAAGTTGATTCTTTTTTAAATGCACAGGCACAAACTCAATCATTAATTGATACTAGATTAGTGATGTTCAAACTTGCAAATACTGATTCATTTAAAGGTGATGGTACAACGGCAAGTTCAACAACACTAAATGGTAGTTTGATGTCTAAGCCAGCAACTAAGACAACACCAATTAATGCAGAAGATATTGTTGTTACAAAATTTGATATTAATAATAGACCAACTACAGTTGAAAACTCACAGTATAGTATTTCAGTTGGCTCAGGAATTTTAATTACATTTATAGCAGGTGCTATACCAGAAAATAATTCTACTCTAGTAGTTTCAAAATGGAAAGTTTCAGAAATTGTTACAGCCATTGAAACAGCACTTCCAAATTTAGATACAGTACAAACGTCAGCAACAAATATGTTGTATATTGATCTAACAACAGGCACAGGCTTTGTTGATATTGCAACTTCAGGATATACACAAACACAGGTTAAAACAGCCTTAGATGCATTAGGATCAATTGATACTTCAAACACCAATGCAAATTTAAATATTTTAGGTAATATTAGTCAACTTAGTTTTTCATCTAGACAAGTTTCAATTGATGGAACATTATTATCAACAATGGACTCTCCAGGACAGGCAAAAATACTATCAACTTTTTTAAACAAAGCACTTGGAACACCATCAGTATCAGTTGCAAGTAATATTAAAATTTATACACAAGATTCAAGACCAGAGTTTGATGCTAATCAATATATTGGTAACAATGCATTATTAAAAAATACTCTAGTTAAAAATACATCAGCAAATGTTTTTACATTTAAGGTAGCTGATGTCAATACTATATCATTAGATTATTCATTAAAGTTTGGATCAGCCTATGCAGTTGGTAGATTACAAATTATTTCCGATGGATCTAATGTACATTATGTCGATGATAGAACTGAAACAGCAGATACGTCCAAAATTACATTTACTACACCGTCAGTAAGCGGTGGAAACATGGCTTTACTGTACGGAAACAGCAGTACAACTACTGACTGTAATATGTCCTACCTATTAAAACGTTGGTTAACATCTTAACACTTCTAAAATAAATACAACTTTGCATTAGTTGTCCACATTAAGATAAAAAACACTTTTTTTACTATTGACAATTTGCAATTTATCTCTTACTATTAATGAATGTTAAGAGAACAATTAAAACAAAAAAACAAAACATGACTTCGGAGTAGAGATGACAACAGAACAAGAATTATTGATCGTAAAAAGAGACGGTCACACAGAATCATTAGACCTAAATAAAATACATAAGATGACAGAAGCGGCCTGTGATGGATTATCTGGTACGTCAGCATCTGAAGTTGAAATGAATTCAGGTCTACAATTTTCAAATAAAATGACAACGGTAGAAATTCAAGATATATTAATTAAGTCAGCAAATGATTTGATATCACTAAACACACCAAACTATCAATATGTTGCGGCAAGACTATTATTATATTCTCTACGTAAGCACGTATTTGGAAAACATACTGCGGCAGAGGCTCATATGCCTTTGAGATTTTTTGTTGGTACAAATGTTGAACGTGGAGTATATGATCGATCTATTTTATCAAAATATTCTGATGATGAATGGAAGAGATTAGATTCTTATATTAAACATGATAGAGATTTAAATTTTACATATGCAGGTTTACGACAAGTTGTAGACAAGTATCTTGTACAAGATAGAAGCTCTACTGACATCTACGAAACACCACAATATATGTACATGATGATTGCGGCAACATTGTTTGCAGATTATCCAACACAACAAAGATTACAAATTATTAAAAAATATTACAATGCTATTTCTATGTTTAAGATAAACATACCTACTCCTGTAATGGCTGGAGTAAGAACACCAGTAAGACAATTTGCTTCTTGTGTTTTAGTTGATAGCGATGATACATTAGATTCAATTTTTGCATCAGACATGGCAATAGGAAAATATACGGCACAAAGAGCTGGTATTGGAATTAACGCAGGACGTATTAGAGGACTTAATTCTAAAATACGTGGAGGTGAAATTGCACACACTGGTGTTGTACCATTCCTTAAAAAGTTTGAAGCAACTGTTAGAAGTTGTACACAAAATGGAGTACGTGGTGGTTGTGCTACAGTACACTTTCCAATTTGGCATCAAGAAATTGAAGATATTATTGTATTAAAAAATAATAAAGGTACAGAAGACAATAGAGTAAGAAAATTAGATTATTCAATTCAGCTTTCTAAATTATTTTATGAAAGATTTATTAAGAGTGAAATAATCAGTTTATTCTCACCGCATGATGTTCCTGGTTTATTTGATGCATTTGGTACACCAAAGTTTGATAAAATGTACAAAGACTTTGAAAAAGATTCATCTGTTCCTAGAAAAGAAATTCCAGCTCAAGAATTGTTTAACAGTTTGTTAAAAGAAAGAGCTGAAACAGGTAGAATTTATATTATGAATATTGATCATGTAAACACACATAGTTCATTCTTAGATAAAGTTTCTATGTCAAACCTATGTCAGGAAATTACATTACCAACATCACCAATTCAACATATTGATGGAGATGGAGAAATAGCACTTTGTATTCTTTCTGCCATTAACGTTGGTACATTAAAAGATTTAGATGAGTTAGAAGAATTATGTGATTTGGCTGTTAGAGCTTTGGATGAAATTATTGATTATCAAAAGTATCCTATTAAAGCGGCAGAGATTAGCACAAAAGCAAGACGTTCATTAGGCGTAGGATATATTGGACTAGCACATTATCTAGCTAAAAAACAAGTTGGTTATCATGATAAAGACGCATTAAAATATGTTCATGAACTATCTGAAGCATTTCAGTTTAATCTAATACAAGCATCAATGAATCTTGCTAAAGAAAAAGGTAAATGTGAGTATTTTCACAGAACAAAATATTCATTAGGAGAGTTACCAATTGATCATTACAAAGAAGATTTAGATGAAGTATGTTCTACAAAGTTAAAAATGAAATGGGAAAAATTAAGAAAAGAAATTGCTGAACATGGAATGAGAAATTCAACATTATCAGCACAAATGCCATCGGAAAGTTCTTCAGTTGTTAGTAATGCAACTAACGGAATTGAACCACCACGTGGATTTTTATCAGTTAAAAAGAGTAAAAAAGGACCATTAAAACAAATTGTTCCTGATTATTTAAAACTAAAAAACTTTTATACTTTACTTTGGGATATGCCAAGCAATGATGGATACATTAAAATTGTATCAGTTATGCAAAAATTCTTTGATCAAGCTATATCTGGTAACTGGTCATACAATCCAACACATTTTGATAACAATGAAGTACCAATGAGTGTAATTTTTAAAGACTTATTAACAACTTACAAGTTAGGTTGGAAAACATCATATTATCAAAATACATATGATTTTAAAACAGATACTTCGGTAGAAGTTGAAGTAGAGCCAATTCAGAATGCGGCACAGGACCTGGATCCAGAAAATCCAGTAGTAGAAACCCAACCTAAAAAAGTAACAAGTAGCGAAGATCTTACAGCAGAAGATTCTTCTTGCGAAGCTTGTGAAATTTAAGTATAATAATAAGTAGTAGCATGAAAACAGTATTCAACAGAGAAGATATCGATTTTACTAAAGAACCAATGTTCTTTGGACAGGATCAAAATATACAAAGGTACGATATATTCAAATATCCACAGTTTGATAAATTAAATCAAACAATGTTAGGATATTTTTGGAGACCAGAAGAAGTGTCTTTACAAAAAGATAGAGGAGATTATGCAAGTTTCCGTCCGGAGCAAAAACACATATTCACTGCTAACCTAAAATATCAAACACTATTAGATAGTGTACAAGGTAGAGGACCAAGTTTAGCTTTTTTACCTTATGTTTCAAATCCAGAATTAGAAGGTTGTATTATTACTTGGGATTTCTTTGAAACAATTCACTCAAGATCTTATACACACATTATGAAAAATGTTTATCCAGATCCAAGTGAAGTGTTTGATACTATTTTAGATGATAAAGAAATTTTAAAAAGAGCAGTATCAGTTACAAAACACTACGACCTGTTTAGTACAATGGCTACAGATTTAATATATAAGAAAAAAGGTACATTGTATGATGTTAAAAAACAATTATATATGGCAATACAAAATGTTAATCTTTTAGAAGGTTTACGATTTTATGTTTCGTTTGCTTGTACATTCGCATTTGGTGAACTTAAACTTATGGAAGGTTCAGCAAAAATAATTTCATTAATTGCTAGAGACGAGTCTCAGCATTTAGCACTTACAACACATATCATTAAAAATTGGCAAACTGGCGATGACAAAGACTTTGTTAAAATCCAAAAAGAATGCAAAGACGATGTTTACCAAATGTACAAAGATTGTGTTGAAGAAGAAAAAGCATGGGCAAAGCATTTAATGAAAGACGGAACACTAATTGGTCTTAACGAAAAACTACTTCACAGATATGTTGAATTTATTGCTAACAAAAGATTAAAAGCAATAGGCTTTGATCCAATATTTGAACAACCAGTAACTCAAAATCCATTACCATGGACACAGCATTGGTTATCAAGTTCAGGATTGCAAGTTGCACCGCAGGAAACTGAAGTTGAAAGTTATATTATTGGTGGAGTAAAACAAGACGTAAACGATAAAACATTTGAAGGATTTAAACTATGATCGTAAACAAATATAAAAAAGATGATATCATAACATTAAAACTTGTATCAAGTGAAGAAGTTATCACTAAAGTAGTTGAAGCTGATAACGATTCATTTACAGTTTCAAAACCAATGATGCTAATTCATACACCAAAAGGTGTAGCTATGAGTCAGTTCTTAATGATGCAGGACATTAATGATACAATAGTATTACCAATGAGCCAAGTAGTTGCAGTTACAAAAGCAAATTCAGTAGCATCATCACAGTACTCTCAAACAATTTCAAGTGTTAAAGTACCAACACCTGAAGAGAAATCATCAATCATACAAAGCTAAAAGTTACTGTTAAATAACAGTACATGGATACTGTTAACAATAAATTTTCTTGCTTTTACCCTTTTCGCTCAGTAGATGTTATGGCTGATTCGTCCATAACTCCTTGCTGTACTTTTGATATAGATGCAGATAGTGGCTGTGGTCCTAGACCAAATGTTGATGCTAATAATTCATTGACTAGTGCTTTTTATGATAGTCACTACATGAAAACATTAAGAGAAAAAATGTTAAACAATGAAAAAGTTGCAGGCTGTTGGAGATGTTACAAAAAAGATCAACAAGATGTAAGATCGTTACGTGCTAAATCAACAAATTATTTAACACAAACAACTGAAGTAAGTTTAGAATATTTAGAAATTGAATCAGGAAGATTTTGCAATCTTAAATGTAGATCTTGTAGTCCATGGGTATCAAGTGGATTTCATAATGAAATTAAATCTTCATTGGATATGCAAAAGCATTGGGCAATTGATCCAAATGATAAATTACTTGATCCTAAAAATCAATTAAACAAAGCAATACAAAATATCAGCAAAAAACAATCAGCGGAAATAAAAAAACTTAAAGTAACTGGTGGTGAGCCAATGTTAAGTGAATATTTTTTAAATTACGTACAGAATTTAAGTGAATGGGGATTTTCAAAAAACATTCACCTTGAAGTTTTTACTAATTCTAGTTTTTTACCAAAACAAAAATTTTTAGATGCTTTAAAAACATTTAAAACAGTTGAGTTGGTCATGAGCATTGATGCTATAGGTGACGATAAATGTTCTTTTCTAAGATCAGGAACTGAGTGGCAAACAATGGAAAAAGTTGTAAAATATTGGTACAATTTTAGTCAACAAAACAAAAACGTAGAGCTAGGCGTTAGTACTACACTTTCTATATTCAATGTTTTATATCTCAAAGAATTAGTTGATTGGATACAACAAAATATCAATGTTACTTTTCCAAGTATATCATATGTGAATAGTCCAAAGTATATGAGTATATCTAGTTTAAGTGCAGTGGTTAGAAAAGATATAGCAAAAGAATTAAAAGATGCTTGGAACGTAGATACAATAAAAAACGCAAGAGTAAAACAAATGGTTACTGATGTTATACTTTTTGTAGAAAACAATCCATACAAGCACACAGAAAAAGTTAAGATCATGGAAGTAAATAAAATGTTTGATACAGTTAGAAATGAAAATTGGAAACTTATATTTCCGGAATTATATACTTTATTCTGTAAGCATTTAATTCCATATAAATAACATTATGAAAGCAGTATGTAGATTAGGTGACATTTGTACAGGACACGGCTGTTGGCCATCGAGAGCTAACAATAGTGCTAGTCCTAGTGTTCACGTAGATAATTTACCAGTACATAGACAAGGTGATAGTTGGGAAGTTCATTGTTGTTTGGCAGTATGCCACGACAGTACACTATTGTCTGGATCCGGTAGTGTGTATGTTGAAAATAGACAACTAGGAAGAGTTACAGATCCAATTGCTTGTGGATCAACGGTCCAAACAGGATCAACAACAGTTTTTGTAGGAGACTAATAAATGGTAACAGGTAAAACAATAACAGGTGCATATTTAGATAGTTTAAATTTTCCAAATACTATTATACCAGCATCAAGCCAGATTAGTGACGTACAAAAAGCTCTACTAAAAAGTGGTGCATTAAATATTGTTAGTCATACAGATCCATGGGGAAGAAGTTGTTCAGCTTATGCTGGATTTAAAAATCCACATGAAGATCAATTAAAAGACATAGCAGGAAAAGTTTCAGAACAACAGGCACAACTTCCTCATAATTGGGACAACAAAACTTGGAGCCTTAGAGCTGAAGTGCCAGGATCAGTATTAGGTGACGGACAAACATCTAGAAAATTAACTGACACAGAAATAAAAGATATTAATTATGTCAATGGTGCATTAAAAGATATCACTTATTTGAGTAATAGACAAAGTGGTATGTGTATTGATGAATTGGCCGCTGGAGTATCACCATGGTCATTAATGGGAAATACAGGAACGCATGGTAGTGATGTTGGAATACCAACTTCGCCAAGTTCACCGGGTGGTATTGTTGTTCCTGGTCTAGCAAACTATTTGAGTATAGCTAGGTCCGTAAACTCATTATCAACAGTATTAGCCAATGTGCCAAATGTATCTTCAGGCCCTTGTGCATTCATTGAAGACCTAATGGGAGGATTGATGAAAGCAGGATCAATACTTGCTGAAATATGGGACAAGATCAAAGGAATAGTTGGTGTACTTGCAATGGCACTAGCAATAGTTGGTTTGGCAAAACTGTTAATTGATATAATCAAAAATGACTTGAAGTATCTTGGACAATTTATGGAACTTTTAAAAATGGCCGCTCTAGCAGGACTACTTGAAGGTTTGATGTCTGACCCATGTATGGCTTACTTAATTAATTCAGCTATTGCTACAACACAAACTATTTCCAATCTTAAAACCATTCCTATCTAAATTTTTCTTGTATTTTTCTAAATTCCGTGTATAATATATTTACAATGTTGAAGTTGTTGAAATAGATTATATGGACGTCGGGGCAGTACCGACCACCTCCACCATTAAGTTAAACAGTTTTATGGGGGTGAAATAGGATCGACAGTAATTAAAAGAGCAATGGAGTTGTCCGGATGTAAGCTCGGTTAATGCGAACACATTTACAAATGCAGATGAAAATCTAGCACTTGCGGCCTAATTAGTTAGGCTAACGGGGTTGGCAACTGACCTGGCAACAGAATAGTTGCACTTATATTGGAGATACAAATGAACAAAATTAAAAAATTTATAAAAGATAGTTACACATTTTCACCATTGGCATTTTGGTGTGAAATGGTTGAAGCTATATTTTTAATTTCAGCTAGTGCCATACTAACGTTTACAGTTTTAGATCCTGCAACTAGAATTTTTATACCATTATATTTTATTGGTTCTATCCTAGGTGTAGTTAGTGCAGTAATACGTAAAGCGGCCTTTGTAATTGTGCTATGTAGTTGGTTTACAATAATGAATGCAATAGCATTGATACAGTTGTTTATATTATAGTTAAATACAGCTATGGCAGTAGTACACAAACATTTGATAATTAGAGCGGAAACAAAAAAGACTCCAACAAGTCCACAGTGGGCTCATAAATGGTTAACTCAATTAGTAGAAAAAATTGGCATGATTATATGTCAAGGACCTATAACTGCTTATGTAAATGAAGAAGGCAACAGAGGTTTAACAGGATTAGTAGTTATTGAAACATCACACATAGCATTACATTGTTGGGATGAATCAGATCCAGGGTTGTTTCAGTTAGATGTATACACTTGCGGACCATTTAATGAACAACTTATATTTGATGAGCTTAAACAGTTTGATCCAGTTAAAATTGAATATAAATATTTAGATAGAGAAAAAGGTTTAACTGAAATACAATTATGAAAATAACAGATATAGTAGAAACAAGCAGATTTATGGATAAGATTCTTAGACCTAAACGATTGACTTGTAAAAAACCAGTTAGACGAATAGCTAGAAGACCTAAAAAATTAATTATTAAAAGACCAACAAGAATAATGCCACTATCAAAAACAATCTTTACACAACAAGCTGGAAAATGACAATTAAAGAAAAAATTAAACTCTGGGGTTCTAAATTAGAATTACTTGAAGGCATGGAACGATTAGAATATCTAGTTGAACTTGCAGATTATAAAACATCATTATCACGTGAACAAAGAACTGATGATAAGTTAGTCTTTGGTTGTATATCTCGTATATGGATTAATCCTATAGTTGAAAATGATAAAGTTAACGTTCAGTACGATTCAGATTCAATGATTACAAAAGGTATTACTAGAATAGTGTGTGACTGTTTTACTGGCGGAGATGTTACAGAAGCAGTAGCAATACACAGAGATGAATTTAATGATTTGCGTATTAAAGAACTTTTAACAGCTCAACGAAGAAATGGATTAGGGAATCTAATTGATACTATACAAAAAAAAAGTAATTGAATTAAATAAAAATAAACAAACAGTTTAAAAATAAGAGACCTACATGGAAATATATACTAACCCTTACGAAACGTTACACGTTAAAAGTGATGAGTTTGATTTTAACAAAGGACTAGTTCATTATAATAATGATTTAGAAAAGTTTCAAGTTGAAATGATCCGTTTAATGGAAACAGCATCAGGTATAGGATTAGCGGCAAACCAAATAGGAATAACAAAAAGATTTTTTGCAATAGGTAATGGGCAAAGTTTTAAAACATTTAAAAATCCTATAGTAGTATGGAATCCTGAAGTAGTTGAAAGCAGTAATGAACAAGTCAATGACATTGAAGGCTGTTTAAGTTTTCCAGATATCTGGGTTGAAGTAAAAAGACCAAAAGTAGTTACTGTCAAATGGCAAGATATTACAGGCAAAGAACAAACAGCAGAGTTAGACAATATAGAAAGTAAATGTTTCCAACATGAATGTGATCATTTAGATGGTATAACATTTAATAAAAGAGCTTCAAAACTAAAATGGGATATGGCAAAGAAAAAGTCACAAAAAATTAGAAAAAAGTTAGGCAGATAAATGGAAAAATTAGTAGTACTATGTGCAATACCTGAGGAAGTTGAAGGACTGTATGGAACAGTAATTCATTTTACTGGAGTAGGTAAGATAAATGCCGCATCGGAAACAGAAAAAATTATAAATGATTCAAAGCCTGAACTAATAATTAATTATGGAACAGCAGGTGCAGTAAACAAAAATATTTCAGGATTAGTTGAAGTTACAGGATTTGTTGATAGAGATATGGATGCAACACCTCTTAATTTTAAATTAGGTCAAACTCCATATGAAAAAGATATTATGATTGGCAATCCAGGTATTGTTTGTGCTAGTGGAGATACTTTTGCAACTTCAAAGCCAAAAATTGATTGCGATATAGTAGACATGGAAGCCTATGCTATAGCAAAAATTTGTAAAAAACACAATGTTGACTTTAAATGTTATAAGTACATTTCAGATTCAGCTGATAGTAGAGCTTCCAAAGACTGGTTGCAGAATGTTACTACTGGTTGTACAATATTTAATAAAGAAGTGTTGGAAAAAATAAAGATGCCAACGTTAATTGAGTTGGTACCAACATTATAGGTAATGTATGTGGGTAAAGTATTTTTTAATTGAAGAAAATTGGTGCAGTGGATTTCCTGATGCATTAGTTGGTGTTGATAATGAGTCTAAAGAAAAAGAATTACTTGCTTTTCTAAAAAAACACGAAATTGATTACGGATATAAATGTGATCAAACAATTCCATCATTTATAAACAATGGCATTAGTTGGTATTGTCATGAAAAAAGTGCAAAAAAAGTACAGAAAAAATTTGATATTACTGAAGTACACACAGATAAACAGCAATTAAAAGATAGAATGCTAAAAGACAAAGATTTAAAGAAAGAAATGAAGACTGAAGAATGGTTAACAAAAAAACTAGTATCTGATTGTTATAGATTATTTCCAAGATCTTTAAAAAGACAGAAGTTTGTAAAAGAAATCAAAGATATCAATGCTTCAGATATAGCACAAGGAAGAATTACTAAATTAATGGTTAAATTTTTTAATGATACGTGGCTTATAGCAGATACATCTGGAATAGTTCAAAAAGGTAGTAATCTTCCAATTGACGAATCCTAAATGTTAGTGTATACTGTAAGTAACAATTAACAAAGCTGGAAGGATGGCAGAGTGGTTGAATGCACCGGTCTTGAAAACCGGCAAAGGGGCAACTCTTTCC